TCCCGGCGACGCGCTGCGCGATGGTGCCGCCGCCCTCGGTCTGAGACGCCATGCCTACGATGAGCCGCCGCTGCTGCGCGTCCAACACCATCGCCGCGTTTTGACCGCCCGCCGACAGGAGGTTGGCGACCGCGTTGGCATCGCCGCCCATCCCCGACACCAACGACGACATCAGCCCCACCGCGCTTCGGTTGCGGAGGGACGCATGGCCCGCGGGGTCGCGCGTGACAAGCTGGTCGGCCAGGTCGGCCCGATTCGCCGCACGCAATCGGAGGTCGAGGCGCTCTGCCATCATGGGGTTCTCGACGGACCCGCGCATCTTTGCCAGCGCGTTGAGGGAGTCGCGCGAGGTCATCCCAGCGGCAGCGCCAATCTCGCCCACTGCCATCGTCTCCCCGACCGCGCCACGCACAGCCGCAGCGCGTTGCGCCGGGGTCTGGTTGGCGTTCGTGGTCCGCGCGATGTTCGCCATGAGCGGCCCGAGCGCAGTGCTGGTCAGCGTCGATAACTCGATGCTCCCCGCCTGTGCCATTCCCGTGAGGGATTGCAGGATGGGCATCTGGTCCGCGCCGCGGATGCCCTGCTGCGAGAGCATGCCTCCGACGCGCATCACCTCTGCCGGGTCTTGGAACGTAGACCGCGCAAACGACGCGAGCTCAAGCTGCCGACTGAGGTTGGCCTGACGCGCTTCGGGGGTCGCGCCCGAGAGCACGCTGAACTGCGTCTGCGCGCCCATGATGCCCTGAGACAGCGTATCCATCGACAGGCCGCGGAGAGGCCCGGTGGTGATGGCCGCTTGCACCTGCGCTCTCATCGCGGTCGCTTGATCGCCACCGATGCCCGCCTGGAAGAACGCCGCGTTGAGCGTGTGCTCGCTGTCGGCCCTCTGCCCGCGCGCGTCTTGAATCATTGAGTGCGCGTTGCGCGCCACGTTGATGGCGGCATCGCGGCCCACGGTCAGACCCCGCCGGATGTCGTGTGCAACGCTGCCGCGGTTGCGGTTGCGAGCCGCCACCTCGCGCTGCGCGATGGCCGTCTGGCGCTTCTCCTCCGTCTCGTAGACCCGCGTCAGGCGCTCTGCCGCGGTCTGCTTGACACGCGACTCCTGCTCTGCGGTCAGGCCGCGCTTGGACGCCTCCACGCGTGCGTGCGCCGTCGCCTCCTGCTCGACCCGCTGTTGCGTCTGGGCGGTGAGGCGCGCCGCGCGGCGCTTCTGATCCTCCGCGCGGATGAACGCCTGGACGCTCCGATTGGCGGCGGCTACGCTACGCGCCGACGCCTGATCGCCATCCGTCGCTTGCTGCCGTGCGGAGGTGCGGTAGGCGTTGGCCGACCCCGTAGCGGCGCGCTGCATCGAGGTCTTGACCTCGCGCTCAGTCTGCTGCGCCATCGTGCGAATCGCGCCGAAGGCCGCGGCGATGCCCGACGTGTCCGCGGTGATCTCTAGTACGGCGCGAGGCATGGCTACTCCTCACCGATGGTCATCGTCGGGGTCGAGTTCGCGGAGTAGTCCGCGGGCGAGTCGATCGGCTGCGAGATAGCCGAGGAGTTCTCCGTCGTCCATGTCGCACGCTGGCCGACCAGTGCAGTGATAATGAGCCGCAGCGTAGCGTACTCGTAGCGCGGCAAGCTGGTCATCGAGGCCAGCCCTTTTCCCAGCGCGTCAGCTACCTCCTTGACTTCCGCGAGGGTCTTGAGCGAGCGGAAAGGCGACCGCTCCTGCGACCACGTCGCATACTCATCCCAGACCGCACGGATCTCATCGACCTCAAAGAAGCGCCGCACCTCTGCGGCCTCTGCCGCAAACGCCACGTCGGGGCGCTCTGGGTCCACCAGCGCGCGGGTGAGCGTCTGCACCATCACCTCGAGGTTGAGGATGGCGTCACCCGCATCGCCGATGAGGTCTTCCCTCTGCCATCCGCCCGTGCTGACCAGCCACTTGACCGCATCGGCGTGCGCGCGCGCGGCGTCCTCTGCGGTCAGGGACCGCATCGCCAGGGGGAGGGTCACGCGCCCGTCTGAGCGCGCGATCTCGATGGAGATTGTCTTGTGGGGGCGAGCTCGCCCCGCGAGGAGTTTGGCGAGGGGCGAACCGATGCGGTGCTGGTCAAGGGCGCTCACGCGCCCGACCGTACCACGATCAGGCGATGGAGGTGATTTTGCCGTGGAACTCCCACGAGACGGAGTTGGCGTCGGCGACCTTGGTGCCGACCTTGGCGGTGCGGATGTCGCCCGTGCACTGGTACATTTTGCCCGCGATCTTGAAGCCCAACGTGATCACGGACTGCGCCAGCGCGATGCCGACCCAATCGAACTCCATGCCCGACTGCGGGACGGCGTTCTCGACGCGGACCATCACCTTCTGCGGCCCGACGCTGAATCCAGCGGTGCCGAGGAGGAGCGTCTGCACGTCCTTGTTTTGGGTATCAACGTCGAAGTCAATGGACGACGACTGAAGCACCGGGACGGCGTTGACGGTGACGAAGCCGGGGCCGCTGTAGATGGTTGCCATTGACTAGAGGCTCGCGATCTGCCGGACGTTGCCAGCGATGATGTGCAGCCCAGACACGGGCTCGCAGGGGATCTCACAGTTGAGGCGACCGGACACGACCGGGTCGGCCTCGACCACCAGGAGGGGCAGGTTGGCCGTCACGTCGCGCAGGATGCTACGCGCCTCGTAGGCCGAGAGGCGATCGAGGATGACCGCGCGCACAAGCGACGGCGTGGTCACGCGCGGCGAGAGCGGCGGGTTGCCGTTGGCGCTGTCGGCCCCGAGCTTGAAGCCCGCGTAGGTCGTCGCGAGGTAGCCCTGGAGGTCGTCAGCGACGTAGTCGCACGCCGTCACGAACTCAGTGTCGATCACGGCGAAGTTGGGTACGTTGTTGGCTTGCGAGCGCGATGTGACCGACCGCGCGAGGGCGCAGAAGCCGGGGCGCGCAGTGCTGGGTACCAGCACCGCGAGGCCGTTGTTGAGCGCGCTCTCGACCTCAGTCGCGGTCGGCTGATCGAGGGCCGCGTACTGCGCAAGGATGGTCGCGAGTTGGCATCCGTCAAGGTTGGCCGCGGGGTCCGCGGACTCACCCACAAGCGACCCGCCGACGCTGCCGTCGCCTGCGAGCCGCGCCGCTGCGAGCACCGCGGCGACCTCTGGCCCCGGCACCTTGGACGCGAAGTGGAAGCCGACCTGGAGGCGCGAGGCGTTGCGGCCCGTGGCGAGCGTCGTGGCGTTCGCAAGCGAGTCGATCGTGGCGGCGATGCCCTGCTGGCGCAGGCCCACGGTGACGCCCGCGAGCGCGTCGAGGTGCGTGACCAACGCGGTCAGGTTGGTGCCATCGTTGGAGGCCACGACGATGCGGTTGTAGCGCTGCGACGCGATGGCGGTGATGACGTTGGCGATGCTGTCCGCGGTCGTGCCGCCATCGAGCGGGAACTCAGTGCCAATCGGCGTGCCGATGGTCGTCCACTGGCCCGTGGTCGTGCCGGGGGAGGGCGTCGATGACCCGGTGATGCGGCTGCTCACAGTGCCGAGTACGAAATACGCATCGACGATGAGGCTGTTGCCACGCAGGCCCGCCATCTTGGCGGTAAAAGTCACGACGCCCGCTGCGAACTGCGCGTAGTACGGCAGATCCGCAGCGTCGTTGACCGCGGTCGCGACGGCGGTGGCGATGACGGTCGGCGTGTCGCCAATCGAGACAGGCACCTCAATCGCCTGATCGCAGAGGAGCAAGCGCACGCTGAAGGCCGCGGTCGATGTCGTCGCGAACGTCAAGTCGGCGGTCGCTGTTGCGCCCGCGCTTTCGGCGTTGGCTGCGAGGTAGAGGGACGCCGCCGGGTACTGCGCGAACACCGCGCGCGCCATTCGGTGGAGCTCGGAGCCCTGTCCGCACAGGGTGATCGCGTCGCCGACCGACGCGCAGAAAGTCGGGGTCGCGAGCGCCATAAAGCCCGCCGCCACGCTGATGACGGGAGCCGCCGCGCTGATGGCGCTCTCTAGGATGTTGCCGACCAGAAGGATGGTTTCCGGCGCGGCCCCGGCGCTAGTGCCTGGACCGCCCAGAATGACGTTGAGATAAACCGCGGGCGTCTTGGTGGACGCCGACAGACCGGGGATGCTGATGCTCATGAGTGCTCCTGCTCGGCGACGAGCTTGATGTCGCCGCGCAAGATGGCGCGGCGGTAGTGTGTGTGGTCGCGGACTAGCTCCCCGGCTGGCATCGCCACGCCGCTCTTGTCGCGCGCCGCAAAGCGCCCGCGGACGGCGCGCCCGCTAGCGTCCACCAGCGAGAAGAGACGGCCCTCTACGGCCTCGATTAGTAGTGTCATGGGAGGGGCTCCGATTCGAAGGCGACGAGAGGATTGGACGTGTAGCCGGTGCCGATGAGGTTGGCATCGCCGACGATGAGAGAGAGCGGCGAGAGGCCAGCGCCGGGGTCGGGGTTGGCGGCTAGCGGGAGGTCGCGCATGGCCTCGATGCGGGCGGTGTACGCATACACCACGCCCGCCTCGACAAGCTCCACGGCGGTCGATGTGACTCGCGCGGGGCGCTCATTGTAAAGCCCTGCGATCAATAGCCCGTTGGTCGCGCCCATCGCCACGTCCAGCATCTGCAGGATGCCCGGTGCGCCGACCGCGGACGCGTTGATCGCGTCATCGATCTCGCGAGGCTCTTCCGACACCACGATGATTGACCACGTCGCGATGCCGCGGTCCTCGACCCCCGCCATGAGGGTGCTGACAATCCTTGTCGGCACCTCCCCATCGAAGCGGAGCAGCGCCGCGGGGTACTGCGACCCCAGCACGCGCGACAGCCCCTCGCGCGTCACTGGACCCGCGTAGCGGGTCGCGACGGCGAATGGTGCCAGCGCGGTCTGCGGGACCGCTACGCACCCCGCCAGAGCGGTCAGGAGGGCCGTGTCGATGGATGCGAGCGTGGCAGTCATAGGTTCTCAATCGCCCCGACCATCGACGCCTCCACGATGCGGGCGACGGTATCACCCTCCGCGGCCCACGGGGGCGAGACGCGGTAGGAACCCATGCGCGTCTTGTCGCTCAGGAAAGGGTAAGGGCGGTTGGGCCGACCCGTGCGATGATTGATGCTCGTACCCTGGTCCACGTAAGACCCGTAGTGCATGCCACCGTCGATGCGGATGGTGTAGCCGCCCTCGAACGACCCGGCGGTGAACTGGTACTCGGTGTTCCGCTGCAGCCGATAGGTGCGGTTGATGTACGGGTGGTTGGCGCGCGCGTAGAAGCCGACCAGCCGCCCGCCCGA